CCTGTAAATGAATCGAGCAAACCGTCCAAGGATGTCACGGATCAGCGGCTCGTCTCGTGCGAGCAAGCTGATGGGTCGCGCTGGTGACGGCTCGACCCTGTCCCTTGATTTCACGGCGATGGGTGGAACGCTTGACCCGCGCATTACGTTCAGCCGCGCAGACGCTACGGCGTTGGCTTCCTTCATTAACAGCAGCGGCTACGTTACAACCGTTACAAGCGCACAAGATCCCCGGTTTGACTACGACCCGACAACGCTTGTACCCAAGGGGTTGCTGATTGAAGCCCCAGCGACAAATCTGTTGACATACTCGCAAGATTTGACGCAATCGGGATGGTTTGCTTCAAATATAACCGTTGCTACTAGCTCGCTGTTGTCACCAAACAACATAGCGTATTCGTCTGGTATCACCGAAAGCGCAACTACCACTACCCATCTTCTGCAAAAAGGAACAGCAAATACAACCGCTACTTTGTATACGCTTTCGTTTTGGGCCAAATCTGGTCTTAGAACGCAGTTGTACACATCGTGGGACGGTGGTTTATGTATAGCAAAGTGGGATTTGTCTGGGTCAACGTCCCCGGTTGCCGCTGGTGCAAATGTTCCAACATTGACGCAAACCGCGTACCCGCTCGGCTGGTACAAATTGACAGCAACGTATACCGCACAAGCGGGCGGTATATACGCAAATTTTTACACGCAAAACGGTAGCGGCAGTACATACATAGGTACAAGTGCATTCCCCGGAGATTCATCAGCGGTTGCGTTATATATTTGGGGTGTTCAACAAGAAACGGGGCTAGGTTCTTCCTACATTGCCACCACCACCGCAGCCGTCCCCCGCGCAGTTGACACCGCCATCATTGCCGCGGGGTCAAACTTCAGCTCGTGGTACACGGGTGGGACAACGGGTACGTTCGTTGCTAATTGGTACGGCAGCGCGTCAAGCGCGACCGCTCGTTCGGTAATTGCAACGAGCGACGTATTAACCCAGCATTTGCATATGTATCAAACCGCCTCGGCGCTTACCCTGCGGCTGGCAGACTTTGGAGCGATATCGACCGTCACAACGGCAAACAGCCTGACCGCCAACGCGTTGACAAGGGGCGCATTCAGTTACGCCAGTACGGCTACGAGCCTGTGCCTGAACGGTGGGACGGTTGCTACGGGGACGCTGGCGTTTACCGTTGCCCCAACGTGGTTGAGTATTGGCGGCCCGTCCACGAACGGGACGAGCATCACCGACACGACCGTCATGCTCAACAACAGCATTCGCACCATCAAGTATTTCCCAACGCGTTTGTCTAATGCCCAGATTCAGACCCTGACCACCCCATGATCGACCTGAAGCCGACTACCGAGATGGCATCCAATGCTGCCCGTGGCCTTGAGCTGCGGGCAAGGCATGGGCAGAGCGCAAGGACAAAGAACTCGACCGCAAAGAGGAGAAGACCGTGAACGCAAAGACATCTCACACAGTCGCCGAAGACGGCGACAAGGTCATGATTGAGCGCGTCGAACTGTTCATGGCGTTCGACCCAGCCATCGACGACGGCGAGGCCGACCCGGAACTCAAGCGGTTCAACAACAAGCGCCTCAAGGACATCGTCGCTAGTACGCGCAAGCACATGGCTCGCGGCTCGTTCCCTCGCCTCGTCATCATGCACGAGAAGGACGGCAAGGAACCGAAGTCCGCTGTCGGTCGATTCCCCACAATTTCCTACGAAGAACGCGATGGAATTGGGTACATTGTGGGCGACATGGAAGTCAACCGCGATATTTTCGACCGCTTCATTGCCACCAACGCCTTCCCGCGTCGGTCGGCTGAGATTTGGTCAGGATCAAACCATCTATCCGAGGTGGCGTTGCTCGGGCGTGAAACCCCGCGCCGCCCCCTCCCGGACACCCATTTCACCCGCAAGGGCGAGAAGATCACTTGTTCAAAGTCCAACCATGACCTCGTCGGGGCTGGTGGCGGACTCAATACATTCATCCCGACGACTACCAAGGAGGAGGCCAGCATGGCATCCAGCGACGATATGCGCGAGGAGTTGGAGGCCATGAAGTGCGCCATCTCCGAACTCTCGGACATGATGAAGAAGAAGTTCGCGGACGACTCGGACGATAAGGACGAGATGGCTGCGGACGACGATGAGATGAAGGACGAGATGGAAATGGACGAAGAGTCCGAAGGTCAAGTCCACATCGACATCGAGGCAGAAGACGAAGACAGCGACATGGAAGACGAACCAGTCGTCGCCAGCCGTCGCTCGACCTACGCTCTTCGTTCGGAAAACGCTCGCCTCAAGTCGCGGTTCGCCCGTCTTGAAGCCGAGTTGAAGCGCGAGAAGTTTGAGCGCGAAGTGGAGATCATGGAGCAGGAGGGCTACCGCATCCCAGACTCACAGCGCGAGGCGCTTGTCGGTCAGTTGCAGTCCTCCCGTAACCCAGTCGCTCTCCTTGAGTCATGGCGCGACCTGTTCGCACGCGACCCAATCGGAACCAAGATTGATATGAGCCGAGCAGCCCTGCCGCGTGGCATGGACATTGGTGACGTTGGCTCACTCGTCAAGCAATTTGCTGGCAAGCCTGAAGAGTTTGCAAAGGCAATTAACGCCCGGATGAAGGGCTAAAAAAGGACACAACAATGCTTCAATTCTCACCTAATCTCGTTGCCGCTACTGACATCAACCCCTTCCGCATCTGCAAGATGTCGACGACTAACTTCGCTGGTGCGCCAGCGACCGCAGTAACCGACTACGTTGTAGGCGTTTGCGACGGCTCAACCCGTCGATTTGACGCTACCGTTCATGCGGCATCGGCTACCTCTGACCCGATTTCCCTCCAGCCATCGAACTGCGTGCAGATCGAAGCTGGTGCGGCAATCGCTACCGCTGGCATTGGCTTGATCCCAACAACGGGCGGCAAGGCAATCACGGTAACTAGCGGCAATATGCCGATGTTCGTTTCCCTTGAACCTGCCGCCGCTGATGGTGTCATCTTCTGGGCATACCGCCTCCCCGCAACCAAGACACTCGCTTAATTAGCACTCGAAAGGAGGTCATCTAATGGCCTATGTAACAGTCGGAGGCGGTCTAAATACCTACGTCCCCTCCACCAACGCGCTCGCAACTGGCGCTCTCCAAGTTGAGTTCACCCGTGCGGTGAATTCGTTTGCCATCACCCGTTACGCTCAAATCGTTGCCTGCAATCAGCAGACGGGGTATTACCTGCGTCTTAATTCAGACGACAACGTCCGCGTGACCGACACCAACGAATTCGCTTGGCCTCTTGGTAACGACCGCCCGGTCGGCAAGATGAACGAGCATGACTTCGTTACCTTCACGGCTCAACGCTTTGCCTTCCCGTTCTACATTCCGAACGAGACAGTCAAGCAAGCCGCGTGGGACATCGTTGCCCAGCACGCTCGCAGCAAGGCACAGCTCGCTATGACCGCTCGCTCCATGCGAACGGCCACCGCGCTGACTGGCTCCGCAGCCGTGACTTCGTTCACCAACGCAGGTAACTACTACGCAACCGGAACCGCCAACTCTGGCGTTGGTGCGTGGACTGCCTCGACTGGCAACAACATTCAGAAGGGCGTTCAGACCGCTCTTCAGCGCATCTCGCTCGCTACTGGCGGCGCGGTTCGTAGTGAAGACATTTGCATGGTCATTAGTCCGACCATTGCCAATGCGCTTTCCCAGACTGCCGAAGTCCGCGACTACGTGAAGAACTACGCAGCCGGAGCGCTGCCGTTCCTTCAGGGTGGGGATATTTTCTCCCGTTACGGTCTCCCACCGAATCTGTTCGGCGTGTCGGTTGTCGTTGACGACTCCGTCAAGATTACGACCCGCAAGGGCGCAGCCTCGACGACTCGCTCGTTCGTGTACGGCAACTCGGCAATCTTCGTGAGCCGCCCCGGTGGCTTGGTTGGTGTCGAAGGTTCGACCTCGTTCAGCACCTGCCAGATCTTCGCCTTTGAAGATATGACGGTTGAGAACTGGGACGATCCGAAGGATCGCCGTATTGAAGGCCGCGTCATTGACAACAGCACCTCCGAACTGGTTTCCCCAGTCTCAGGCGTGTTGGTTGCTGATGTCACGAGCTGATTCTTCAGCCTCTCAGGATGAGGGTGGTGGGGACTTCGGTTCCCACCCCCCTCTCTAGGCGGAACCTATATGACCGCATACGCCACCTACGCCGATTTGGAAGCCGCGCTCGACGCTCAGATCATTGCACAACTGTGCAGCGACCTCGGCAGTCCTATGCTCGGCTCCAACCCGGTCACGCAGCACGCGCTAGACCGCGCTACGGGGATCGTGCAGGCGTACACGCGTGTAGGCAACATCTACACCGATTTGGATTTGACGACGCTCTCAGCGGCTCGTGACCCCCTGCTGATGACGCTCGTAGTTGACTTGGCGGTTGAGGCGCTCTTTCAGCGCCGCGCCATGAAGATCACCCCAGCCGTTGAGCAGCGCCTGAAGCAGGCGTACTCCATGCTGGAAGCACTCCGGGATGGGAAGATGATATTCGGGGCGGTCGCCAAGGCCGCCGATGCAGGCGTGCCTGCGGTGCAAGCCACCCCATTGCAGACGCTTGCGTGGTACAACGGGGTAAGCAATAGCAGCTTCTTCCGCCCTCGCCTCCCGAACACGATGCCGGGGCGCTGACGTGGAGCCGTGGCGCAAGAGAATCAGCAAGGCACTTGCCAACGAGTCTGTCCGCAACGGCATTGCGGCGGCGATCTCGGCTTACGCCAAGCAGCACATTGCAAAGAGCGAAGGACGCGGCCCGAACGGGGAGACGGTCGCCCTTGCGGCGCTGAAGCCCATGTCGGGCGAGTTCTGGACGACCAAGAAGCCCCGGGAGGGCGAGGTTGCCAGCGCGACCCGTCAAGTCCTCAAGGCGGTCAGCCGTAAGAAGAAGGACGGCTCGGTCGTTGTGAAGAACGTCATGGTGACCGAGTACAAAATGTCCGGGCAGTCCTACCGGAATGGTGGTCAGCCTCTTCGCGACACCGGGAACCTACTGCGGTCGATTGGGGCTAAAGCCGAGCAGACTGGCCCCGCCCGCCTCTCTGTGACGATGTCGGGCGCTATCTACGGCATCTACCATGAGAAGGGCTTCTCAACGGACGGCCCAAACTTCATCCCGCTGACCCGCAAGGGCAAGCGCACCCATGCGACCGGGGCGAACCCCAACACCGAGAACCTGTCCCGAGGCAAGGATTACGTCATGGCGTGGGGTGGCGTAGACGTTCCCGCCCGTCCGTTCCTCGTCCCGACCGCCGTGGAATTTAGTGCCATAGGCAAAACCATTAGAATCGGTCTAGCAAAGATCCTCAAAGGAAAACTCAAGTAATGGCAACCGCAATCTTCGTCGCTGGCCCAACGTCAATCTTCGTCAATGTCGGGGCTGGGTATGTCGAACTCGGGCAGACCGACAACGACAGCCTCCCGCAGGTCACCTATTCGGACAACATCCATGAGATCAAGACCGTTTCGTCGGGTGCGACTCCTGAGGAGATGGTGGTACAAAACACGAGCGCGACGATTACCGTCACGTTGGTTAAGTGGGACGCGGCGGTTCTGACAAGCCTTCAGACGCGCCAGCGCGGGGCGGCGTTCTCCTCGACCGTTGGCCGCTTGCTCGTTGCTGATAGCGGCACGTTTGGGGTCAAGATCGCCCCGGCAACAGTCAACAAGACGGGCTACACCTTTGGGCGTTGCTTCGTGATGGGCGAGGGGTTTGCTCACTCGCAATTCGGTAACGTCGAGCAACGTATGGGTTTGACCTTCCGCGCCATCCCAGACGGTAGCAATTTGCTTGCCGCTTCTTATACTACTTGACATGATCGACCTTTCCCCAGATACCGACCCGCTCTTGTTCCGCATCGAAATCCCGTCCGGCGCGTTGGTAGTTCAATGGAACGAGGCGCTCGCCGCATTGAGCGGAAAGCAAGACGGGCAACCGCAAGTCGCGGATGTCGCAGCAGCCTTACGAAAAGTAGCACGCTCGCCCGAAGTAGCTGCTAACGCGTCGGACGAGATCCTCTTTGCAGTCTTTGCGCGTATGGGTCAGGCGGTAGAGCAGGCGGGAAAATAGCAAGGGGAGTATCCCTATTCGTTGCGACATACGGACGGCTCCCCTCGGAATTTGACGAGAACACAGCAATGGGACTAGCGCAGAACATCCCCATGATTGAAGCGCGACAGTCCCTCGTATTCGCGCAAGGCATTGCTGTTGCGTTTGGATCGCCCGAGCTGACCGAGCACACCATTCGCCTTGCTACGGGTGACGCATCCCTTGCCTTCAAGACGCGTATGCAAATTCAACACAGCAAGGCGGTAGAGCAACGATGACCGTGCAAGGTAACGCTGGAATTTGGCTTGCGCTGCGTGACGAAATCCGTAATTGGATGTCCGCGAACAACTACGGGGATGCCGTGTATGTGGCGGAGAAGCCCGGAGACGAGATGCTTGCCCAGTATGCGGTACAGATCGTCCCGAGCGGCGACGCTGCCCTGCACCCTCGTAGCGGCGTTGGGCTGCTTGAGTCAACGATCCAGATCACGGTCTGGTGGCGCGGCCTGCTCGACAATACCAACCGGGCTACCGAGCGCATTGCCGGGGGTGAAGGTATTGAGCAATTCATCGACGGGCTACGCACGCTTCTGATCCAGAACACGCTTGGTGGTCGGCTGACCATCCCGCTCACATGGCGCAGCGGTGGGCAGATCGAGGCGGTAGACGAGGCGGTCGGTTGGATGCGTGGAACCGAGACTTTCCTGTGCGCGTTTGAGATGACATGGGAGGTTCAATAATGCAAGACCTAGGCAAGATCACCATCGACATCAACGAGGGCGGCGGTTCGTCTGCGGGCGGCGCTGCGGCTGGTGGCGGATCATCGGGAGCCGG